GAGGGAGTACGGTTTCCCGTCTGCTTCCATTTCGACTTCTTTTTTTTCGTCTATCATTTTACTATTATTTATGGATTTTAATTTTTCAATTGCCCAATTGACACCCGACGTTCCACCCCAACCAAGCCAAGCAACGCGCCCAGCATCTTTCCACGGTGTCGATTTATTTTCTTCGCTGACTTCGGCGTTCTTTTCGTGACGCTTGAATGATGCCATTCTTGCGATTGTGTCACGGCTGATATTCTCACCCTTTGCAAGTTGATTCGCCCTTGTCCATCCGACGCGTGTCATCCCCTCAACTTCGTCACCGTATTCGTCGCGCCAATCCAAAACTTTTTGTGCGTTGTTCTTTGCGCTTTCGGGATAGTCGTTGTAAGTTTCTTCAAGTTTGATTTCTGACATTTCCAACATCGCCGAATGACCATGAATTGAGAAACCCGTCAACCCTCGATTCACATAATCGTGATACACGTCTTTGTCTGTGAATTGTTGAACGGCAAACCAAGTTCCTTCAGGAACGTCGATTCCGTATTGCGTTTTTGATTTGTCGGTTTCGGGATTCGTCACAAGCCACGTTTCCAATATGTAAGCGGGAACGGTTTTGCTTTCGTCGTGTTCTTCATTGAATACTTGTTTGCCCGCTTGCTTTTCCATAAAGTCAACGAATACCGATTCAATGAATTCGGTTGTGACTTTGGCATAATATTCTTCACCCGTCAATTCGTCTTTTCGGTAAATGTTTCCAGGTGTTAAAACGGGCGACGCGATTCGGTGCTTGATGTCGTCTTTGAAAAATACGTTTTTGGTTTGATCACTAAATGCAACGCCTTTGATTTGGATTGCGGGGTTTTCCGTGTTTGCGATTTGAAAGATTGCAAGCTCGGTATCTTCTTGATATTGTGGATCAATGGAAAGCGTATATGTTGGAATCATAACAATATAGTAAAAATGTGTATTTTTGTATTAAAAATTTAAAACTATGTTAATTTTTAATCTTGAGGGTGAAGAATTTAAATGCCCAACAACGCCCGACGAAATGAGTCTTGCGCAATTCGATGAAATAATTGCAATCAGCAATGACGAATCACTTGGATCAATTTCCCGATGTTTTAAAATGCTTGAATTTTTTGGTGTTCCCGAAAAGGTTCTTGACAATCTTTCGCAAAAAGAATTTGTCGAGGCATACAAAGCACTTGTCGATTATGAAATACCGATTGACATTGAAAAATCTATTGAAGTAAACGGGAGAACATATGAGGCATATAGCGGTGACGAATTTGAATTCAATGCCCGAACTATCGAATTGATTGAAATTGCACAAATGAAAAATGACAGTCGTTTTGCGTCGTGGGTGATGGCGGTTGTTTACAAAGATGTTGATTTGTCTTGGACAGAACACAAAGATTGGAATCACATTAAGCACAAAGCGAATATATTCCGAAAGGAATTGACGGGTGCGCACGTCATTCCATTGTTGCCACGTTTGGCACGCCGACAAATGACACAATTGGAAGATGCGGTTCGAAAAGATTAATTGGTCAGACGTTTCGATTCGTGACTTTCAAGAACTTCACGACATTATGAACGCAACCGATTTGACACCGACGGGTTTTGTGTTGGAAGTTGCTGACCTTTTCCATGAATTTGATGACGACCTTTCCGAAAAGGATTTGAAAAGTTTGAAAGATTCCATTTCATTTGTATCGACACCTTGCAAACCAAAAGCAAAAGAATCGGTCAATGGAAAACCAATGATGCAATTCAGTCGAATGCCGTTGTCAAACTTTATTGAGTTGGATGTCACGCTTGTGAAAAATGATTTTTGTGATGCCTTACCTATTTGCGCACAAATTATTTATGATTTGGGTGACGAAGTTTTTGACTTGCCCGTGACCGATGTGATTGGCGCGGTTTTAAGTTTCGCCGAATACCGTCAAAATGTTTATTCAAAATATCCAAATGTTTTCATGGTTGACGACGAAGATGACATTGACGAAACTGACGACGTTGAAGCTGACGAACCAAAACAAGACGTCGCAACGGGATGGTTGAAAATAGTTTTTTTGATGGCTGAGGGTGATTTGACAAAATACAACGATATTATTTCATCACCTCACATTTTGGTTTTCAATTGGGCGTCGTTGTCGGATAGTCTAAAATCAAAAAAAGCGTCAGGTAATTGATCAAGGTTGATTCATCAAAATGATTTCAGACGGTGTCAATGTGATGTTGTCAAAGTTTAAAAGCGGGTATTCATTTTTAAGATATGCGGAAAAGTAAATTCGGAAACGGTCGGTCGTGTTTGCAAATGACCGTGAATTGATGAAATCATTTGTCACCTGGAAACGTTCGTTCAAATAAACAAGATAAACTTCGGCGTAAACTTTGACCGTGAATGTGTAGTTTGCAGTCATAAACGACGCAACGTTATAATCAATTTCGGCGGTGACGTCAATTGACGAATAAAGCGCACCCGTGTCAAGTAATCCTTTTCGACGAATGTCATCTTTCAGTTTTCTTGTGAATCGGCGATCCACGTCTTTGGGTGTTCTAAATGCCATTATTCAAATTGTCTGTCAATTAACCAATCAATCCACTTGTCATATACTTTGTCAAGTGCTTCTTGCACTCGTGGTCGATTGAATGTTTTGTCGGTTATATCTCGCGCTTTAATTCGAATAGAACCGTCTTTGTTTTTCGTTCCCTTATCCACAAAGATATAGTAAAATTGCGAATTCACGTCTTTGATGAAAAAGATGTCACGACCGAAGTCATAACCGACCTTAACTTTTGTCGTGTTCTTCATGCGCCCCGTTCGAACCGCGCCGACCTCAATAATTTGTTTTTTGATTTCGGCGTTTATTGTTCGGGTACAAGCACCCAATTGCGCTATAAATAATTGACGTGAACTCAAAGGGTGCTATTTTCAAAAATTTGCGCTTGCTTATCCTTTGACGTGCTGAATTGATCTAATGAAATGACCGCTTGCACCGTCTGTTGTTCTTGCCCTTGTGCTTGGAAAAATGTATTCAAACCGTTTGCCTGACCAAACAATTCAAGGTTCGGGGTTGCTTGTGCTTGTGCGCCACCTCCGACACCACCACCGACATCACCACCACCGCCACCACCGCCCGCAGACGGGGTTGTTGTTGAACCGAATTTTGTTTTTTTAATATTTCCAATATTGACAAGACCTTTTGCAACGGCAATACCCGCAGCTATTTTCGCACGAATTAATGAAGTTGGATCACCGAGAGTCAGTTGTGTATTATACGCTTTTTGTGCAGATGTAAAAGTGTCGATTGTAGCCGTACCGATTGACATTGCCTTGTTGATTTGGAACGCCTTTTTTTGTGATGCTTCATTTTTACCCGCAAATAAATTCGCAACATCTCCCGCAAGTTGTAAAGTATCTTTAGTTGTTTGTAATATAAAACCTTTTAAATCTTCTTCGCGTTTTTTCTGTTTATTTTTTGCGTCGATGTCGATTTGTTCCAGGTCGTCAACAAGTTGTTGTTTTAATTTCTTTTCAATTTCAATGGTATATAAACCATCCGATTCAAGTTGTGCAATTCTTTGTTCGAAATCGAATTGTGCTTTGGCTTTCTTTTTTTCGTCACCCTCAGTCATCAATGAAATTTCAAGCGCGTCTTTTTTATCATTAAAAGCATTCAACGCTTTCAATTCATCTTCTTCTTTTTTCTTGTTGTCTTCTTTTATTTTGTCGTTTTTTTCTTCGTTTGCTTTTACGATTTCAATGTTTGAAGCCATCAACGATTGTGTATATTCTTGTTGAAATTTTTGACGTTCTTTTTTGGTCAAATCTTCGTTTGTTTTCAAATCTTCAATCAATCGTTTATATTTCAAACGGTTCAAATGAAGTTCCTTTTCTACACCCTCTTCCATTCTTTCGGCTTGCAAATCTTCAAGTTCACGTTCGGCGTTCAATCGGTTTTGTGAATATTCTTTTGCGTTTGCAATTCGTTCTTTTTGATTGTCTTTTTGTGTGTTTGTTTCTTCAATGTCAATTAATACACGATCGGTTTTCAATTGCTCAAGATTGCCTTTCATTTCGGTCAACTTGTCCATTTCTTCGTTGTATAATTTACCTTTTTGCCCCGTTATCCATGACAAATGACGCAATGTTTCCATTTGTGCTTCAATATCCTTTTGGGCAACGTCAATGAGAATGTCAAGTTTCTGTCTTTCAAGATCAATTGTTTTCTCACCTAATGCCTGACGAACTTGAATTTCACGATCCATTCCCATGATGATTGATTGTCTTGCACGTTTTTCAGCGTTTGCTCGACTTTCGGCGTTTATCTTTGCTTTCTTTGCACTTTCTTCACCCGCAAAGTCAGTCAACCCAATCCAATCAAGGAAGTCTTTTATTGCGTCAACGACAACCTTAATGACCGCACCAAGCATTTCAAAAGCTACCTTGATGACGCCCAATGAATCAAGCAATTTGTAGATACCGACCGCAATCGCCGTGATGACACCAATCAACAAAAATAAAGGATTTGACAAAATCGCTTTCCCTAAACTTATGATTGTACTACCTAAAGATTTGATTGAACCGATTGCCTTGCCGAATGTCATTTTGCTGACATTGTTTGAAAGCGTTGACGCTTGCTTGCTTGCCGTGTCAAAATCCATTCGTGCCAATGACGCGCCGACCTCACCGAGACCGTCACCGAAAACGGAAAACCCTTTGTTATCTGCTAAAATGTCAACTTGCTTGTCAACCCCGATAATCGTTTGACGCATTGAAACCGCTTCTTTTTGTAAAAAGGCAAATTCTTCCGAAGCGGATTTTCCAGAATATGCGAGTTCATACATTCTATCTTCAAGTTCACCAAGACGTGACGAAAGTGGTGCGGTGTCCTTATAAACGTCATCGAACTTTTTGCCCAGGTCAAACTTATCCGTTGCGGTGTTGATGTCTTTGACTTGATCCTCGGTTTGTTTCAACGCTTTATTGAGTCGGTCGACTTCTTTCGGATCGGTCGCCGTTTTTAATTCGTTGCGCATCTTTGAAATTTCTGCATTCAAAGAACGGATTCCGTTGAGGTTTGGTCTTATTTCTACGTCAATGATTTTGTCAGCCATATTTTATAATTTATGGGAATGGATAATGTTCCAAATTCCGTTGTTCGCAACAACTTTCAAACTTTGGTCTCTTGACAATCGCACGTTTGCGGATTGGTCAATTGTGGAAACCGATGCGACGACCTCGTTCCCACCTTGATTCACGTCTTTTATGATCAGACTTTCGCCCTCATACAAATCGGGATCGGGTAAAGTCAAAGAAATACCCGTGTCATCCAAATAAACAATTTCAACTTCGTCGGGGTTGACCGTCATGCTTGATGTGATTTGTGCGGAGGTGTATTTTTTTGATTCGTTTAGTTCGGGTATCTTTTCACCGTTTACATAATACCCCGATTCGGTCACGATTTGGTCGCTTCCAATCACGACACCTTGCACATTTTGCCCGATTACGTTACCCGTTCCGACGACGCGGGCAAGACCTTGTGAATAGTTTATATTGTTTATATCGTAAACGTCAAGAATGATTGCGTTGATTGGCGGGTTTGGATCAACCGTTGTTCCACCGTCAGTCACGTCGAATGTTGGAAGTGAAACTTCTTCGTCGGTCGTAATTAATTCAACCTTTGTCAACCCCGCTTTGTTTGCATTGTAGTCAATCACTTTGTTGATATTCCAATATGCGTTTCTTGTGAAAATTTTATCGTTCAGTTTGATGCTTGCAATGTCAGCACTATTCAAATCAAACATTGCGGTCAGCATTTTGCCCGAATTGATTTGCGACATTGAACGACGGAAATGCAAGTTGAACAAATTGTTGTTTGTCAAATTGATTCCAGGATAAAAATAGTAATCACAAACGGCGAAATTGATGTCAACCGTTGGGTTGTAATGGTCATCGAAATGCGATACCGTTGGGTAGGTTGTAATGTTTGCAATTCCCGTTTGCCCAAAGTCATATATATTGTAATTATTGCAAGTGCTTGCGCCGTTGTGCAATAGTATTCGAATGTTGTTTTTTGGCGCACCCCCAACCATTGACGGAACAATTGCGTTGTTTGGTGCGTTCAACGTCATCGGAGTAGGTGAAAATATCAATTCAAGTTTGTCGGTTTTTTGCTGAAATTCAGAATCAAAAATAAATTCGGCTTGTCCGTATATTTTGTTGATTGTGTTTTTGTACGTCGAATTAAAAACGTCTTTGTCTTCTTTGTAGGTGAAAATCTTTCTTTTACTTCCGAGTTCGGGCAAGAATTTAATCAATTGATTTTGCTTTTTGTCAATCTTCTTTTCCCAATTCAACGTATTGCCTTGGTCATAAAATGCGTCACGCGGTTGATAGATTATTTTATTCGGGTTGTTTGGATCGGGGTAAGCCATCAAAAAAGCCATATTGCAAACCGACTTGATGAAATCTTTTTGTTTCACTTTCTTCGGTATGTACAAATTCATGTCTTGTTCAAAACCGAATCCCGTCGTGTTTGCGGTCGTTTCAATTTTTATGTTGACTTGATTCACGTCAATTCGAGGGTTGACTGTCACGTTGCTACCTGATGGCAATTGACTATCTTTCCATTGTAAAAAAGAAAGCGGAACACCAAAAACCGATTGTGCTTGATTTGTGTCAAGTTCAAATGTTAAAACGTCAGTAGGTAAAACGTTGCCGATTGGAATGTTGACCGTTGCCGTTGATGTTCCGATTGTTGTGTCACCCGTTGAAATTGGTGATTGATTCACGGCAAAAGGAATCCCCGAAGTGCCTAAAGTAATATTAGGATTTACCACTTGACCTTGCGAAATCAATGTCGTTCCGTTCTTATATACTTTCCAATCACCCAAAAATCGAATTGCTTGGTTTGGAAATACGGGTGACGGTGCAAGGTTGACAAGATAAGCATCACCCGCGCTTGTGTTGTCAAGAATATAGTCAAGATCAATTTCAACGTTTAGGTTGATACCTTGACCACCTGACAAATAAATCGGAACATCATAGACACCCGTTGACGGCGTGAATAGGTTTGCGTCATCTAACGCCTCCGACCATCCTGAAATCGTTCCACCACCGCTTGAAAATGACGACTTGTTTGCATGAACGTCAAAATTGTTGTCAATCAATGGGGCTTCACCGTTGTAAGGTATCACCAAATTATCAAAGATTGCCCAATCAATCACGTCGTATGAAAAACCGTTTGTCGCATGGATTTGGTCAAAGTAGTGTTTCACATATATCGCGGGGCGAAAATCCGTCAGCAAATATGAATTTGTATCGTTCACCCCCATAGGATAAACATATCCATCCGTCACGTCATTTGTAAACGATGCGACGACGTTCGTTGAACTGTATGTGTGATTTAAATATGTGAAATCCAAATCGGTCAATTCCTTGCCTCCGATACGGGTGAACAAGTCACGTTGTGCCGACTTGACAAGAATAACATAGTCCCCATCTTGTTGCGTTGCGCTTGTGTTTTGTGATTCGTTTATTTCAACCAATTGCAAAAAAGCATCCTCAACAATGACTTCACCGTTTTGAATCACCTCGCATTGTACCTTTGCGTTGAAATCAAATTCAAACGACGTCGCATTGATGTCAAAAAGCTGACCGAGAATTTGATGATTGTTGTCACTCCATGTTGCAATCAATTGCTTTGAGAATGTACCGCCCCGTTTTGATACGTCACGAATATCCGCAATGCCTAAATTGATCGAGCATGATGTACCTTGCTTTAGGTAAATGTTGCCTTTTGCCGTTTTGATGTGTGCCGTTTTACTATCCATTGATCGGATCGGTGTTTGCGATTCTTATTTTTATTTCCATTCGTTGCAACCTCTTTTGACGAAGTCGTGGAACGTTATAACTTTTGTCAGCTATTTCAGCAGAATACCAAACGCCGTCGGTTTGCAAATATACTTCGGGCGATGTGATCAGTTGCTTAAAAAGATTCAATTCGCTTTGTCGCTTGATGTGGTTCGTTCTAAGCGTTAATGTTTCAACCGCTGAAATGTTGAGGTGTTTACCCCCTCTTTCAAGCGTGTCATATCCCCATTGAAATTGATTGACCTCTCCGACAAGTTCTTGTTGAAATTCCGTTCGTTTGACCGCTCCGTTTAATTGGTCGTGAAGTTGGAAAGCGTATGAAAGCATTGAACCTTTGCGATCAAGGAACGCAACAACATAGTCGTTTATCGCGCAACGTCGGTCAAGGTGCAATGTGTAAGTTTGTGACAATGGCAAAAACACATCGTCAACGACATAGAAATCGTATGATGTGATTGAATCCGTCACAAGGTCGCCCGTTCCGCTGACCAAAGTCAACGACGCTTGCAAGTCAGCACCCGAAACCATCACTTGATCAATGAACCCGCCCGAATCAATTGGTTTACGATAAACCGTTCCCGCACTATTCACAAACTCCATGTGATAAATTGTTTCGGTTTGTGTTAAACAATTCACAAAAATGTCCTGGAAAGGTGTGATTGTAAAGTCGTCAGGCAAGTCGGTCAATAGTTTGCTATCATTACCCGTCAAATGATATTGCGTTTCGTCGTATTGTGTCCAACCTTGAAACGTGAATGCGCCGTTGTACACAAATTTGTTTCTCAATGCTTGCAAGTCACGGAAAATTGTTTTTCGGTTGTCGGCGTAATTGACCGAACCGTTGATTGTTGGGTTCGTTATTTCTGACCACAATGAATTTACCGTGAAATCCGTCGTTCCATTCACGGCAACAACAACAAACAATCCTTGCAATGATGGATTTGCAACACCTCCGTCAGCTTGGTCAATGACAACCGCATCACCAACAACAAAAGAATGCGTTGTTATAATTTTAACAAAATTGACATTTTGCAAAAGGGTGTTCGAATAGTCAATTGAAACAATGTATTCTTCACCAACCTTGACGTCATATTGATAATATGATTTTGACGCATCAAAGCACGTTGAATTTGTCGGATCAAAGTCATGTGACACGAACCCTTGCAATAATTTTGAAAGATTTTGTTTGCCGTAACCGTTCACCACTTCGGGCGAAACCTTACGTTCTGCGATTTTGTTTGTCGTTCCCGCTTCGTATACGTCAAAGATATATCTGAATCCAGGTTCATTTTGATTCGTGGAATCTGCAATGTACCACAACGGATTAAATGCGGGTGAAATTTCGGTTGGTTTTGCGATGTTTGTGATTGCCATATCTGTATAGTAGAAAAACGGCGTTTTGTTTTACCAACTGATTGACAAGGTTTCTTCGAAATCGTTTGTGCTATATTTTGAGATCCACATATCTGCATACCTGATCGCATCCATTGCGTCGTCATTTGTTTTGTGAATTTCCTTGTCACGGATTTCACCGTTGATTTTTTTGTGCTTGTATGCTTTGTTTTCTCGTTGGATATTCTTCGCCTTGATGTCAATGTAGTTGATGCACGAACGAACGATTGTGATGCCCGCTTGCACGTCCTTATTTGCATTTAAGCAATAGTAACCCGCCTGACGTAGGTCGGCAATCAAATCGGGGCGTGCATGGTCGCAAATGATTTCGATGTCCTTTTCAATTCCCATTTCTTCAAATTTGGGAATCATGTCATTTGGTTTCAAATAGCTTTCATAAATGACTTCTTCATAATATCGTTCGTTTCTCATAGTACCAAACGCGCACCAACGACAACGGGTGAACATAACCAAAGTCCAAGCCGTAGCAATATTGTGTGAATCGTTTTGGGCGTTCTGTCAGCACCTCCCATTTTTGATAAACATTTTCCCGACTGACGGCGTGCAATCCAAGCGCATAAATATCGTACAATATCGGATCGGTTCGTTTTAAATCTTCAATTTGGTTTGCAATTGCTTTTTCAAGAAATGGATTGTCTTTATATGTTGAGTGAATCACCTTGATTTCATCGGGCGGAAGTTCGTCAATCCATCCGACGACCTCTGACGGGTTGTAATCAAAAATGATTTTTTCAGTCGTACGCATATTTAGTTGAACGAAATCTTCACCGAACAAATCATTGCATTCGTTCACCCAACATTTGCGACGCTTTCGCCCTCTCAACTTTTGTTCGTTGTCTACGGAAAAGAATTCAACCCGTGCGCCGTTTGGAAAGGTGATATGATGTTCGGTTTTGTTATGGGCAACGGTATTATACAAATTCATTTCAGAAAGCACCGTGATAAAGTCACGAAGTACGGTTGCACGCAATGCGGGAAAGGTCTTTCGAACGATTGACCAATCCGCACCGCTATCCGTCAAACAATCAAGGATGACACATTGACAAAGGGAAAACGTTTTTGATGACCGTGAACCCCCACGGTTTTCAATAAATCGAAACGGCGAAAACAACGCATCCCAATTTTTTTCAAAAACAATTGTTCCCTTGATATTCATTTTTCCGATTCTCCAGGGCGCACGATTGTCACGTTGATAGCTTCAATTTTTTCACCGTCGGTTGTGACGTCAATCTTGTCGCCCCATTTTCTTGCGCGTAATTTACCCAAAACAAACTTTAAGGTATCAACCTTTAATCGGTCACGCTGAATGTGATTCGTTCCGACGTTTACGTTGCCGACAATCTGACCGTCTTTGCGATTATCATATGCAACCTCCCGAAGTTGTTCTTCTAAAAAGTCAAGTTGTTTTTCACGCGCGCGCACGTATCGTTGATGTCGGGCGTTGTATTCCTCTAAATTCGTCAACCTTTGTTTCGTCGTTTCGCCGTCTTTGTAATTATAGAAAGCTCGACCGCTTGAATTTGATTCTTTGCAAAGGGTGTTGATACCTTTGTACGTGGTTTCTAATTCAATACATATTTGTTCAAATACTTCGTCGTTCATTTTTTTACTTGCCATTTCAGTCGTCTTGATGTTTCATTGCTTGTTGTGCAACGTTTAAAATTTCGTCAGCGATTAAATGTTGGTTTGTGCTTTCAAGCCATTCATTATATTTATCGATTTGATGCACTTTCAATTTCAATTTGACGCGGTCGGTTTTTCCTTTTTGCCATTCTTTGACGGTTGTGATTGCGCCGATCGAAAGAATGAAACACCCTATTGCGAAAAATATCATTTTAATCGTTTTGGTAGTTTGGGTGTTCGTTTAGTTCCGTGATGAATTCTTTCTTTGATCGTGCGGTGATGTATGGGAAATCTTCTCGCAGCTCTTTCAATGATTTTGATTCCAGGTTGTCACCGTTTTCCGTTTGCGTTTCTGTTGGTTCTTCGATTGGCGATTCTTTGACGCTTTGGTTTGTGGAATCTTCAAACAAGAAATTAAATTCTTTGATCTTTGACCATTTATTTGGATCGGCAGTTGCCGTGTCTATTTCTATTTTTTGCCCGAATTCAGTTCGAACCATTACTTTTGCATTGATGTATTTTTTTTTGAATTGTTTCATGTTGTTGTTTTTTGTTATTGTTTTAATTCTATTTCTTGCAAGTCTGATTTCATTTCACGAATCAATTTTGATGCCGTCAGCGTGCTAACATTGAAGTATTTTGCCATTGCTCGACAAGTATTGATTTGTTTGTCGAAGTAGGTTTCAAATATTATTCGCTTTATGCGGTCAGGTTCTTGCCGATATTCTTCAATTGCTTTGATTGCGTCTTCGTATGGATCAAAGTTTTCTTCATTGTGGTCGGGGTTGAGGTCGGGAATGATTTCCCTTGCATTCATTTGGATGTTCAAATTCGTTTGCGAATTCGTCAATGCAATTTCCTGGCAAATTTTCGCAGTCATCCAACGTCGAAGCATATCTTTGTCCTCGATTCGTTTTTGCACCTTTACAACGTAGATATACGCGATTGAAATCAGTTCTTGCCAATCATAGGAACGTTGATATTTCAAGCACATTGATTTTGCAGTTTGTTCAATGCGTGGCAAAATGTCTTTTAAATGACTATCAATTTCCTTTTGCGTCATACCATTCAAAAATAATTCGGTGATATATCTTGCGCTTTATGAACGTGCAAAACGAACACCCTTTGACGGGTATCTTTTTACTTTCATCGACTTGATTGTTGTATTCTTTTGCAAGAACTATCATTTGCGATTGATTGCGTTGCGCCGTTTCGCGATATTTTTCAAAAACATTAATTGGTTCGGTCATACCATGAAGCAATAAAAGAGAATAAAAGTGCAACCCAAAGGTCGCCCGACAAAATAAGCAATGACCAAAAGGTCACGCATTTAAAGCAAAAAAGATACCCGAAATATTCGCGGTATCTATATGAAATCTTTTTTTGTAGGCTTACGAAAAGCAAAACAATCGGTTCAAAATTGGTGAAAAACCATGCACAAAGAAAGATTATGACGTGTGTTTGTGTTAAATTCATAACACAAATATATAAAAATTAACTAAACTTTGAAAAATCGCTTTCATAAATCCCCAAGTCTTTATTTAAACGATTGCGCATTTTGATTCGTTGCTTTGGGGTATATTGTTTATTTATGGCTTTCAATTCCTTGTTAATTTCGGTCAATTTTTTTTTGATTTTTTCCAGGTCTTTCTTAGTCAAGTTCAAATTTGGACATTGACAAAGGTGCATATCAACAAAGTCGGCGTATTTTTGACCGTAGATTTCAATCAATCCGTGACGGTATCGGATCGCGTCACCGCCTTTGTGACTATTTGATTGCTCGCTTTGGATGTGAATGTTGTGTAGGTTTAATGAAAGGGTGACATTTGAACCGACTGAGTGATAATGACCGCCGTTCATCTTGCCTTTGATGTTTCCCGTTGCAATACATGGTTGACCGTGATCAATTATTCTTGCCAATTCATTGACTAAGGGTTGAACGTATTTTGAACGATAGCCGTTTGCCGTCAGTCGGGTGACTTTGTGTTTTGCTTTTGCGCGTTCGGCGTCTTTGATTTGTTTGCGTTTTACGGCGTGATAAAATTCTTTTGTGCATTCATCATTCCCCAAACAAAAACGAAGCACCCCGATTTG